ATATGAAAGAGAAAAGAAACATACACGAACTCATTGTACGCGAAGAACCTCATCTTCTTGAAATCTTAGATCCTGAACAAGTTACCAAGTTCAAGGAATTAACAAACGAGTTAAGAGACACTTGGACGAAAAAACAAATGTTTCGTACTAAAACAGAGATGGAATTTTCTGTTTTAAATGATGCCAAGTATCCAACGAATGCTGCCAAATATTGGCAATGTGTCAGAGAACAAAATACACATATGGAAAACTTAATGCGGTTATCTTTTGATGCTCGTAAAAATGATGTTGAAATTAAACAAAAACAAAAAGAGCTAGAAGAAGAAAAAGACGAATTAAAAAAAGAACTCATTCAAGTAGAAATAGATGAAAAAACGTATAGCAAAGCATCAATGCAATTGGTGGCAGCTCATCGTATGAGAGAAGTCACAGAATGGTCTAACTTTAAAAAAATTTATAATGATGGCACGTTTGATGATAAGAACGTTGATACCCATCAACTGTTATCTTATAAAAAAATAATGAAGAATAGAAAGAACACTTTAACACCAGGATCTTCACAGCCTGAAGTCTTCAATGTTCTAGGACAAATGCAGTCTATTGAAAGAATTGAAGAAGAAAGAAAAGCTCTTGGTCATGAATTAAAGAAAGCTATCAGTGAAACACCCAAGTACGGAAAACAATCTTAAATTTAGTTTCATTTGGCTGGGACAGACCATTTGTAAGTATCAAGTTCCTTTAGATATCTTCAATGTTCTTAACGGAATTTATGAAACGAATTTTGTTAATCTACCTGATGCACATAAACAACTCGTGGGTAAGATAGGTAAAGAAAATTCTCTATTCTTTGGTGGTGCTAAAAATAATAAAATGCACAAGCATAATATGCTCCCGCCTTATGTTTTGAATTGGTTTGAAAGTATCTTTAAACATTATTTAGAGTTTAATAAAATTAGTCCTTATGAACTTCATATGAATTCCATATGGATTAATGAAATGAAAGCAGGAGAATATAATCCTATTCACATTCATCAAGGAACTATTTATACAGGACTTTCATCTGTTATGATATTAAACCTTCCAAAGGATATGGGTCCTGAATTTGCACGAGAAGATGTCCCTATGAATGGTAGACTTTCAATTATTGGTGCAGCGGGTGGTCAATTTGTTAAATCCGATTATTCACCTAATGCAGAAGAAAGAGATTTTTATATCTTTCCTTATGACATGAGGCATTGTGTTTATCCGCATACTAATCTCAATGCTATTAGACGAACTCTTGCAGCCAACATGGATGTCGAATATAACCCAGTATCAACAAGGAGCGCAGGATGAACCCAACAGAACCGATTTGGAAAAGTTATATAGTTGAAACTACACAGCCCATCTTTTCACCTAAACAATGTCAGATGGTGATTAACAAGGGTATGAGTTTAAAAAAAGAAACAGCTTCTGTTGGTATGGGTAATCCTAAAGGAAGCGGTGTTGATACTAAAAAAAGAATTACTATGATTAGCTGGATTCCTTTTAAAGATATGCCAGAGATGTATCGGGATATTGAATCCACTATGCTCAAAGCTAATAACAATCACTTTGGTTTTGAAGGCATGAGATTAACTGAACCTGGACAATTTACACATTATCTTACAGGTGGATTTTATGAATGGCATATGGATAATGATGTATTAGGAAAACATCAACCTCCTGTTCGCAAAATTTCTATGACACTTTTATTGTCCGATCCTTCTACTTTTGAAGGTGGGGAGTTAGAGATTATGAGTACGGGGAAGACAGTAAAATTAAAGCAAGGACAAGCAATTTTCTTTGCCAGCTGGTTACAGCATCGAGTTAAACCTGTAACTAAAGGAGAACGATATTCTTTAGTGATGTGGTTTGGAGGTCCACCCTTTAAATGATTACTGAGTATCATTTTCCAACTCCAGTTTATATAAAGGATTTACCTAATGCTGTTCAGCTTAATCAATACTTAGAACAACAAGTTATTAAGTGGAGTCAGACTGATCCAGAAGGTAAGAAACGAACCAATGTTAATGGCTGGCATAGTAAAACCGACATGAATCAAAAAGAAGAGTATAATGTTTTAACGAAAGAACTCTTTGCTATGCAGGAGGAAATATTTAAAAAAGAACATTTAGATCCAAAACCTGTACTGGGAAATATGTGGGCAAACATTAATTATCCAAGTGGATATAATAGGCCTCATTTACATCCTAATAGTTTATTTTCAGGAGTGTATTGGATAAAGACTCCAGATCAATCAGGTCACTTAATGTTATATGATCCAAGACCTGGTGTTCATACAACCATGCCTAATCGTAAAAAAGGACAACTACCTTCACAAGTATGGAGAGAAGTTCATTATGAACCTGTTGCAGGAAGAATTATTATGTTTCCTGCTTGGTTATGGCACGAAGTTAGACCTAACAAAAGTAATGATACACGAATATCTGTATCCTTTAATTTTTTACAACGATGATAGAAACTGTTTATATAGAACTTCCTTTTGAAAAAATTGATTATTTAGATCGCCCTGAGTTTCATAAAGACGAAAAAGAATTTAAAGAGGCTTTAACTCAATCTATGACAAAATATGGAATGAAAGATCCCATCTATTGTTGGGCTAATGGCAAAGCTTATGGAGATATCATTAAGGTTATTGTAGGAAACAATCGAATGGCCGTTGCCAAGACGTTAGGAATTAAAATGATTCCAGCTGTCGTTACTAATTTTAAAGCAGACACATTGCCAATTGAAGGAAAAGTTTTAAAGACTGATGCAGAGATTCGAAAACTATTTCACCTGCCGAAAGATCTTCAAATTAGAAGAGATGCAAATGGAGACGTGGATCAAGTGATGCCTGCGTATTATTCAGGAAAGGTTAGAGAAGAATATGTTTAGTGAAAAGAAATATCAAGTTATAGAAAAGGCGATCTCCCACGAACTTGCTAATTTTGCCTTGAATTACTTTCTTTTAAAACGGGATGCTGTAACTTGGATGCATAAGAATAATTATATTTCTGAATTTACTCCTGGCTTTGGGACTTGGAAAGATAAACAAATTCCTAATACCTATTCCTGTTATAGTGACATGTTCATGGAAACGTTGATGATGAAAGTACTTCCTGTTATGCAACACCATACTGATTTAAGACTCATACCTACTTATACCTATACTCGAGCTTATAAAAAAGGAGATATCCTTTATCGGCATAAAGATAGACCTAGCTGTGAAATATCAACTACGATACATTTAGGAGGAGATCCCTGGTCCATTTTCATCGATCCTACAGGAGCAGATAACATTCTCTCTGGTCATGAAACTACAACAGTCGTCAAACCCAACGCCCCTGAAGGCGTTGAAGTTCAATTAGGCGTAGGCGATATGCTGATTTATAGCGGCTGCGAGCTTGAACACTGGAGAAAACCTTTTGAAGGAAACCTTTGCGTTCAGACGTTTTTGCATTATAATCATGCCGATGGCAGGTTTGCCGAGAAGAATAAATTCGACAATCGACCAATGCTAGGCATTCCTAAATAGTTGATCTAGCCAAAAATTTAGTATAATTAAATACAAACAGGTTTTGTATGCTACAAAAAGTAAAATTTGCACCAGGATTCAATAAGCAAGTCACAGCAACCGGAGGTGAGGGCCAATGGATTGGTGGAGACTATGTACGGTTTAGATATCAAACACCTGAAAAAATAGGTGGTTGGGCTCAACTAGGTAGTAGTACTTTAACAGGAAGAAACACGGCGCTACACCATTTTATTAATTCCAGTGGAATTAAGTATGCCGCTTTAGGCACCAACCGATTTTTATACGTCTATTCTGGAGGAGCTTTTTATGATATAACTCCTCTTAAAAGTACAACCACATTAACCAATGCCTTTTCAACAACCAATGGCGATGCCACAGTCACGATCACGTTTGCAAGTGCTCACAACATTACTAAAGGCGATATTATTCTTTTGGATAATTTTACTGCTATTACCGATTCTAATTTTGATTCTGGGGATTTTGATGATTACAATTTTCAAGTCGCTACCGTCCCGTCCAGCACAACGATCACAGTTGAGATGGGATCAAACGAAAGTGGCTCGGGAGCATCCACATCCGGAGGCATAAGAGTTAAATATTATTATTCTATCGGTCCTGCCGTTGAAGAATCAGCAGCCGGCTGGGGTTTAGGACTCTGGGGTGGTATTGTTTCAGGTGCAATCACATCCACATTAAATGGAGCATTAACTGATTCATCTACAAGTATTGTCCTAGCGGATTCAGGATCCATGCCTTCATCGGGAACAGTTTTAATAGATAGTGAACGTGTTGCTTACACAACAAACACAACAGGAACCGATACTTTATCCGGACTAACAAGAGGAGCAGATAATACGACAGCCGCTTCTCACTCGGATGGAGCAACGGTAACG